TTTTTGTGGCATAGCAGAAGTTACGACATTAATATTCCAAGATCCAGTCATATTATTTCTCCTTATAAGGTAAATTACCTACAAAGTAGGTTTGGCAGGAGACGATAGAATTGAACTATCACACTTTGGGTCAGAGCCAAATACCCTTCCATTAGGTTAGTCTCCTATGTGGTCGGTCAGGGTGGGTTCGCACCACCATCATGTCATTGCCTTTTTCAGACTACTCTTCAATAATGCTGCATCTCTTGAAGATGGTTTCCGAAAGTACGTTAACTGCTCACGTCTGTAACGCTGCCCGTCGCGACTAGCCACCAATATTTAGCGAGCTGAAGGCTAGATATACACTCGGGAAAGAGATGAGGTCATGACTCCCCTGCTGCCGTCTCCCAGTCATCCTCGCGGCTTCTGGTACACGCTAACGGACTTGAACCGCCAACCTACTGGATGTAAGCCAGTTGCGCTGCCATTGCGCCAAGCGTGCATGGTCGAGCAGGAAGGATTTGAACCTTCGATCTTGGCGTTATCAGCACCCTGCACTAGACCAACTGTGCTACTGCTCGTTAAAATCCTGTGAACTGGACTGCCTTGTCCACTCTTGAACGGCCCGGATTAAGGCGTAATGGTGCGCCGGGTTGGAATCGAACCAACGGTGTTTCTAACGTGGAGGTTTTACAGACCTCTGACATCGCCAACTAGTCGTACCGACGCATAATTGGTGGAAAGTGGATATTTACGTGCGCCGCTCCCCGTTACCGCACCACCATTAGTGTGAGTCTTCTATGGTAACTCATTCCCAAATATTGATGAAAATAACTGGTGTTCAATCTATAAAATATCCTATTCTTCTTTATTTTCTAGGCACTCAAAGAATATTCAATTTTATAAACCTAGCACCAAAACCAACAATAATACAATTTCTTTAATTAAATAAATGAAATTGCTGTTTGTGCCTACCCATAAAGGGAATTGGTGGGTCATCAGAGATTCGAACTCTGACCAGACAGATTAAGAGTCTGCTACGCTACCGTTAACGCCAATGACCCATAATCAGTTCTTTTTCTCTCTGGCTTCGCAAGTTTCAGAAAGCAAGGTTAGGAACTGTAGCCTTGGAAGTTGCGACCTTCCATATTGGTGGACCGACGGGGAATCGAACCCCGACTCGATGCTTGCAAAACATCAGTGCTAGCCGTTATCACTATCAGCCCATAATACTAGACCTATTTTTTTCACGTGCGTCTACCGCTGCGCCACAGCCCCATATAGTTGGTGGGGCTGAGTGGGAGTCGAACCCACAATCTTTCGGGATTTTAAGTCCAATTTACATATTGCTGTTATAGGTCTTTGGAGCCGCCACCCAGAATCGGACTGGGGACCTCTTCATTACCAATGAAGTGTTCTACCAACTGAACTATGGCGACTAAATGGTAGGGTTCACGTACCTACCTACATAAGTCGATGCATCGGCTTATGTTTCTACGACGCTGTTACTCGTGCCCAGCGGGAATTTATGTTTCGGTTTGCGGCCCCACTTTCCGCATAAAAAGAGAAATTTTATTAGCTCTTATTATTTTCTCTCTCAACCTTACATACTTATTATAACAAAATTTTTACTTAATGTCAAATAAGAAAGGATTGAAAATATCGAATAGACTTGGAATTATACCCTTAGCATCTTCACCAGTTAGGCTTAAATGATAAGTCTTATAATCGCGCACAAAAGCTTCAAGGACTTCCTGATACTTCTTCTGTGCTGCTACCATAGTCTTTCTAGCCTCTTCAACTTCCGCGGCACGAGCCTTACGTTCAGCGGCAAGCTTTTCCTGCTTCTCCTTTGCTTCACGCTCAGCGCGCTCACGACGAATCTTCTCACGATTCTGCTCTTCCTTGACTTTAAATTCGGCTTCAAGACAAGCCTTTTCACTGTCATAATAGTTATGTGTAACTTCACTATAATACTTCATATAAGTTCCTCTCCTTATAATTATTATGCCAAAAAGGTTCCTTTCCCTTCTTGACATAATAATTATAACATAAAATTATATTAAAGTCAAATATTAAAGAGCGAGCCAACCAGCTGGATAAATTGCGGGAGACCATACGTTATTATCAATGGTAGACTCATATACTTGACCATTATACATTACTTTATCACCAGTCATATAACCATTGGTGCTAGTTGGTTGTTCCCATTCAGGAATAACATTTTCATCTGGAATAAGAACTTTTGCCCATAACCCTGGTGCCGCGATTGGTGTCCAATTTTCTTGCGCGGCATGGGTTTGTAAACATTTATATAAAACATTTTCATATCTAACTTTATCGCCTATTAAATAAGCTGCTTCTGCCGACCATTGCGGGAAGAGTTGAACTGCTTCTAATGCGTCGGCGTCATCTAATGACATTGCGGCTTTTTCTATCAAAGGGCGAAGTTTAATGGCTAAATCTACTAAATTACCCAATTACTCCACCCCCAAAAGTATTTTAGCGGCTTCTAATTCTTCACGAAGTGCGGCGACATCAGCATTATTTTGCGCCATTAGAAGAATATATTCATCTTTTGGATAACATATATAGTTATATTTGAAACCATTGATTTCTTGTTCTTCTACGGTTTCTGTATATTCTTCTATGTTAGAAGCGATAAAAACATTCTGTGAGGTGATTTCAATTTCATTGGGGCGAGTAGAACTTTTTACGATACCAAAGTCTTTCATTTCATTCGCCTCCTACCTCGTTTTCCCATTTAGTAATATTAATAGTATATGCGGCATCAGTAGTATTTGGAATATACATGATGCGGCCGCTATAAGAATATCCATTAGTGTCATAAGCATAGTCCATAGCATAGTAGAATGGACCAGTATAATCAGTAGAGCTATTTTTACCACCAATTACACAGCACTTGTCACCAGTATCAGTGCTAATATAAGTATAGTCTCCTACTGGTAGTGCGCTATTTGCGCCGCTACATTCAGAAGGTATAAATGCCCAAGGCATATTGTCATCATAACCAAATCTAGAAATCCAGTTAGAAGCAGTAGGTAGTTCACTAGCAAACGTGTGGTTATTGACAATAAAAGAAGAACCAGATGCTTTTGCTTCACCTATAAAACGCCACATATTACCATATGGATTTTCAAATCCACGATAGCTAATCGCGCAATTACCATTACCAGTAAGAGAAGTACTAATGCCGCCATGAGTTTGAATAGAAGCTTCAGCCTGACCGCTAGTAGAACCTAAATTAGAGGTAGAACCTGTTAAACTACTGCTGTTAACATTACTATATGCTGTGGTATCTACGATACCACGATAGAAAGCAGATTGTAGGTTAAGAGAGCCAAATTCAATAACCATTAACATTTGATTGACAGATTCTGCGGCGAGATTAGTTAGTTTCCAACCAATACCGCGATTGCTTGCTAATTGTTCCGCATTTGAGACATTAAATGCTTGACTAGTGCCAGAAATTGGTTTTGCGCCAGAAATAGAACTTAATTTATCAGTAGTAAAATTTACATTCTGTGCGTCAGTGCGGTTATAAGCTGCGTCGTTCATGCTATATGCGCAACCTTCATAAGCAGATAGGAGAACATAGTCAAGTGGATTACCATTAGTGTCTATGAAAAGAGGATGTAGTTTAAAACCGGCTTGCTTTGTTTCAGAAATTAATAATACTTCTTTATTAATTAAAGTGCGATTACCTGTTTTAGTAACTTTTAAAGGCATTTTTAAGTAATAGAACTTTGGCTGATAGACCATAACTTGTCCTACACTACCATCTTCTTCATAATCATTTTCACCATAGAACGCTACTATTTCGCCGCTATCATTAACTACACAACGTCTGCGGCCACCAAACATGGAATAAGCATCGAAATCTGTGCCAGCATTAAGATTGCGTGCGCTTTGGATGCGTTCAACAGTTTTATTATCATAGTCAATTTCTACACCTACAGCATTGAGTGCTTCATAGGTGCCAAGAATAATTTCAGTTTTAATTAAAGTGGTTTCGTCTGTTGTACTTGCGGCAAGATTACCATTATCATCTACGACTACAAGACTACCTTTATCCGCAGAAGTAAAGTTGCCAGAAACATTTCCACCACCACTACTCGCGGGTATATTATTAATGCGAGTTTCTAATTCAGTTTTTTGTGCGGCCAAAGCAGTAGTAATGGCTTTTTGCGTCATACCACCATCTTCATTTTGGCCAGTAGTAGTGTAATTTTTATTTACATCATAATTTGTATCAGTATTATTTTTCCGCACTTTTAGACGCTTTGCTTTTACAGAAGCTGTATTATTATCTTCTACGCTTACTGCTTGTACTTTATCTGCGACC